CTGCGTTTGTATATGAGCTAGATGAAACATTAGCACACTACGATCTACGTGGTGAGATCTCTAAGAAGATCGGTTATGCTCTAGCTGAGAAGTACGACAGACTCATCTTCCGTCAAATTGCGAAGGGAGCTAGAGTTGCTTCACCAATCACTAAGTCCGGCTTTGTAGAGCCCGGTGGAACACAGATCAGAGTTGGTACAAACAACCAAGCATCTGACGCATACGTTCCATCTTCACTAATAGCAGCCTTCTATGATGCAGCTGCGGCATTAGATGAAAAAGGAGTTTCTACTGAAGGTAGAGTAGGTGTTTTAAACCCAAGACAGTACTACGAACTTATACAAGAAGTTGGCAACAACGGACTTGTAAACAGAGACGAGCAAGGTACTTCACGTCAGACTGGACAGGGCATCGTTGAGATTGCAGGCATTAAGATCTACAAGTCAATGAATATTCCTTTCTTCGGAAACTACGGTACTAAGTACGGTTCTGCATCTGCAACTAACCCCGGTGTAACATCACCCGGAAATGTTGGTTCATTTATAGGTGAAGGAGCAGAAGACGGTAGAGCTTCTGTAACAGGTATTAACAATAACTATGGTAATACATCTGACTTTGCTAACAGCTGTGGCTTAATCTTCCAAAAGGAAGGTGCTGGAGTTGTAGAAGCTATTGGACCACAGGTTCAAGTAACTAATTGCCGGTGCTGCTGTAGGTTCTACAGGTAACGCTGCATTTGGTGCTACATACCCAGAGAACGCTTAATCTCTATTTTATTTTTTATACGGGGGCTTCGGCTCCCCTTTTTTTTATGGCTTCCACAACTATTGACCTCGATACCGAACTATCCGCAGTTAACTCAATACTGGGAGCTATCGGGCAATCACCATTGACTACTCTAAACTTTGATAATCCAGAAGTAGCAATGATTTACAACCTACTCCGTGATGCTAACGTAGACACGCAATCAGAGGGGTGGCATTATAATACAGAACAACATATAAAGTTTGCTATAGATACTAATGGTAGAATAGCTATTGGTAACGACATACTTTCTATGGATTTACATAACAACTACACTAAACGATCTTCTGACCTTGTACGTCGTAATGGATTTATCTACGACAAGATGAAACACACCGATGTCTTTACACAAGATCTAGAATTAGATGTTGTCAGACTATATAACTTTGAAGATCTACCTATTCCTTTTAGAAGATACATAACATACAGAGCCTCAAGAGTTGCTGCTACAAAGCTAGTTGCAAACCCGCAGTTGGTTAAACTACTAGCTCAACAAGAAGCATTATCCAGAGCTACACTTATGGAGTACGAATGTAACCAAAGTGATCATAGTATGTTTGGATTCGAGGAAGGATCTACTTATCAAACCTATCAACCTTGGACAAACCTTAGACGATAATGGCAAGCATAACACAAACTATCCCTCAATATTCACTAGGAATGTCAGAACAGCCTGACCAGCTAAAGTTTCCCGGTCAGGTATCAGAGGTAACAAACGCAATACCAGACATAACTAAAGGTCTATTTAAAAGACCGGGTGCTAAACGTATAGGCACTGACGCACTTTCTAGTGTACAGAGTGGAGGTTCGTGGTTCCATTACTTTCGTGATGAGACAGAAGGATCTTACATAGGACAGGTAGCTGCTGATGGTCAAGTCAGAGTATGGCGTTGTAGCGACGGTACACTGATGACTACAGCTTACGGTACAGGTGGGCAGACAGCTATACAAAACTACCTAGCTACAAGCACACCAGAAAACTTACAATTCTTAACAATTAATGATACAACTTTTGTTACCAATCGTGATACTACTAACTCTAACACTCTCGTTGGGTCAACGGGAACTACAGATGCTACACCAGATGCTCACTTCGGTTTCGTAGAATTACTACGTACAGAAAACGGTAGACAGTACGGGTTAAATATTAACAACGGTACTACTGTTACAACTGTTACACGGGCTACACGTATTAAAATACAAAGTGACACACTTGATGAGTCCGATGGTACAGGGCATTGCCCCGGTATTGGTACACAGGTATTTAGTGTAGACTCTGGTAGTAAGAAAAACTTAATATTTAGAATCAATGCTTTAGGTCAACAAGGTGTGAGTCCCAACTACAGTGCTGGTCCTAACGGACCCGGTGGTAGTAACTACAGATGCAGTTACAACAGAGAGGTTGTTTTACTACATGGTGGAGAAGGTTGGGTTACTGGTGATACAACTACTGTAACTTTAGACTCTGCTTCTACTAGCTATAACTATACTATACGTGTAGAAGATCACGAAACTACTGATGTTAACGCTACAGTATCATCCAATGGTGATGGTCTTATACGACCAGAACCTACCCCTTTTGATGCTGATACAGCTGTAACTGCTGATACTATTATTGGTGGTATTATAGCTGAGTTACCATCAGGTGTTACAGGCAAGCATATAGGTACAGGTATATATCTTTCTAGCTCTAATCCATTTAGTGTAGAAGTTGTTGAAGAAGACTTGATGCGATGTTTTCAATCTTCGGTTAATGACGTACAAAACCTACCTAACCAATGTAAACATGGATATATTGTAAAGATTGCTAACTCTAGAATGTCAGATGAAGATGACTATTATCTTCGATTTGATGGTGCAAATAATAGAGACGGTGTAGGGTCATGGTCTGAATGTGCAAAGGCTGGTATAGCTAAAACACTAACAAACATGCCACTGGTTATACAGCGTACAGCTACAACTACGTTTACTGTTAAACAGTTTACATATCAAGATAGAAGAGTAGGTGATGATACAACTAACCCGATGCCCTCTTTTGTAGGTGCACGTATTAATAAAGTATTGTTTTTTCGTAACAGATTAGCACTGCTATCAGGTGAAAATGTAATAACGTCACGTCCGGGAACCCTTGGTACACCTGACTTCTTTGTCGAAACAGCCTTGACTGTATCTGCTAGTGACCCTGTAGATATATCAGCTGCATCTATGTTTCCGTCAGAACTATTTGATGGTATAGAAGTAAACACAGGTTTGGTAGTATTTAGTACAAACCAACAATTCTTACTTGCATCAGATGATACAGTATTTAACCCTGACACTGCAAAGCTGCGTAGTATATCTACGTTTAACTATAACGAAACTTTACCCCCAATATCTCTAGGAACGACACTTGCATACGTGGATAACTCTGGTAAGTTTAGTCGATTTAATGAGATGGCTAACATACAACGTGAAGGTGAGCCAGCTATAGTAGAAGTTACTAAAGTTGTACCAACACTGTTACCAAAAGATATAGACTTACTCACAAACTCAAGAGAAAATTCTGTAATACTATTAGGTAAGACAGGCTCAGACGAAGTATTTGGTTACAAGTACTTTCAAATATCTGAGAAACGACAGCAAGCTGCGTGGTTTAAATGGAAACTTAACAATCCATTGACCTATCATTTTATTATTAATGATGAGTACTTCTTTTTAGATAGTGATTACTATTTACAAAGTATTAAGCTAGTGCAGACTGAGACAGATCCTTCTATTGTACAGGATACTGTTGACTTTTTATTACATGTAGACAACCATACTACTGTAAGCGGTGGTAGTTTTAATGCTACTACAAATTTAACTACATTTTCTAGTGTTAGTTGGTTAAATACAGTGACTACACCTAACCACGAGTTAGTTGTAATAGATACAGATACTAACTCCGCACGAGTTGGTAGATATGCAAAGCCTACAGTCTCAGGTACAAACTTTACTTTACCCGGTGACTGGTCTAGTGCTACACTTACAATAGGTTATATCTATCCATACGAAGTTAAGTTTCCTACATTCTATGCAACAAGACAAAGTGGTAACTCTACTGTATCTGATATAAACTCATCACTGGTATTACATAGACTTAAGTTTCACTTCGGTAAAATAGGTCTATATGAAACCACACTTGAACGTGTAGGTAAAACTGATTATACAGAAGTATATGAGTCTACAGAACTAGATGAGTACGACGCATCTGATGCACCGTATCTTGAAGAGTTTATTAAGACTGTACCTGTATACGAAAAGAATACAAACGTAGATGTCACGCTACGATCCTCGCACCCAGCTCCAGCTACATTACGTGCTGTTTCTTGGGAAGGCGATTACTCACCCAAATATTACAAACGTGTCTGATTACATACACCCACTTACAACGGAGGCTGCCGCACAGGTTGCCTCTAATTTACGTCCAGATGACCGCAGAGAGGTCGAAGAGGGGCATGGGATACCATCCGCCCTTTTACCCGCTATTATGTGTCACAACCCATCCTACGTGTATTTTACAGTGCCTGACGGCAAGACTGCTGGCATGGCTGGAGTAGGAAAAGAAGGTGATATATGGATGCTATGCACTCCTGATATACACCGATATCCAATTACATTTGCAAGAGAGGCAAAGCGGTATGTCGATAGCCGACCTGAGCCCCTCCTTTGGAATATAGTTGACAGTAGAAACAAGGCACATTTAAAACTGCTAAAGTTTCTTGGTTTCAAGTTTTTACGTAAGTTAAAACATGGACCGAATAATATAACATTTATTGAATTTTGCCGTGTGCATGGATGCTAATGCTGGTGTAAGAGCCCAGCAAAAACAACAAGCTGCTGAAAAAGATGCAGTTTTTGCCCAACAAGGACTTCAGTTCTTTAATAAAGAAACTCAGCTCGCAAGAGCTCAGGATAGAAATGTCATAGGTTTATCACGAGATCAAAGTGATGCCTATGCTGGTGCACTTGCCGCTCAAGGTAAGGGCCGAAAACAATTAGAAAACGCTGCTCGTAAGTATTTTAGATCAAAAGGTACAGTTAACGAGGGTGGTAGATCAAGACGATTTGGTGTTGCTAACTATCAAGGATTACTGGCAGCACAGTCAGAAGTAAACTCAGTTATAGATAACGTACTAGGCCGGAACATGGCGTATGCCCAAGAAGGTGCTGCACGTAAATTCCAAATGCAACAAGCTAGAGCTCGAGAATCTTTAGGTATACCAGCTGCATACGGTGCACCTGTAATGTTATCCCCTACAAACAGATTAGGTGGTGCTTTACAGATAGCAAGTCAGGTAGCAAGTATCTACAGTAGCTTTGGTGGTGGCCCACTTAGTTTTGGTGGAGGTTCTTCGCTAGCTAGTGGTAATATAAGTTCAACATTTGGCATGTCAGGGCTTGGTCTTGGTTCTTCACAGTATAGTGGGCTTGCCGGTAGTTTCATTCCTAAATTTTAAATTATGACATCATCATTTGGAACCATTGTAGGTAGAGAACGGGACGAACTACCCGGCTACGGTATAGATAACTATGAATCTACAGAACCCGATCTAACGAATCAGGTTAATGCTCAAATAGACGCTAACATACAGGATACTAGAGTATTTTATCAACGAATGGGTGAGATACAAAAACTGATTGCAGAGACTCCTATGAAAAACTTGGAGTCTTTAGCACAGTTCTCATCAGCAGCTAGTGAAGCTATGGGAGTTTATCGCAAGAAACAAGAAGCTCAAGCTAAGGTAGATGAAGCTATGTCTTTTATGGACAATAACGCTTTAAATCAACTTAGAGATGCTGATGGTAAGTTTAATCTAGAAAATGCTAAGTTTGATAATAAACTTCTTAAAGAAAATTCAGAAGAGTCTATCAACTTTTTAAGAACTAGAAATGCTGAACTACCACAAGATATTACTACAAGAGAGTTACTAAGAAGACTTAACGAAAATTACTTTGGTGCTAGACAGCAGTTTATTAACGAAAACGGTGGTAAAGATATAACTGATATAGATGAATATATGCAGTTACATGGTGCTGCCGATGAGTTAATGATTACTGGTATGCTTATGCAGGCTGAAGAACTTGGCATAGATACTAACAGTAGAGAGTTCAGAAGATTATTTTATGAAAAAGTATATCCTGACGTAGTACAGAGAAAAGAAACTAACATACAAACTTGGAAGTCTGAAGCTAACAGAAACTTTGAAAGAAACAGAGAGAAAAAACTAGATAAGATTATTGTTGAAACTTTACAGCCATACAATGCTAATGCTAGAATGGATATAGATGTAATAACTTTAGTAGATACTATCAAAAACACTATGAATTTTGAGACTACTAAAGAAGCTACTGATTATCTTTTTGGAAGAGTTGCTGCTGAAGTACAATCAGATCAACCACAGCTAGATTTACACCATTTAAATTATTTATTTGATGGTGCGTTTCATAGACACGATGGAAATGGTGGCAAAGTTTATAAATATGCTGACGGACCATTTGGTGGTAAAGATGCTAATGCGTCCTTAATACAGAAAGTAGAAACTGAAAGAGCTTTACAGGTAGATAGAAATATTAGAGCTAGTAAAGCAGCAGCACAGAATGAACTTAACGAACTTAATGTTGAATACAATGGTGACATACCAACAGGAATACTACAACAAAAATATAAAGAGTTAGAAAAAAGATACCCACATCTTGATGTAAGAAGTTTACAAGTTGGCTCTCAAGGTATTACAAACGGTGGTGATCGTCGAGGTCAAGCTGGTCAAGGAGATCGCAACATTGATTACTATAAAGAATTTGAAACTGAACTTAGAGGTACGGCTAATTTAAAACTTACAAGAAAACAAAAACTTGAATTAAACAAAGCTTATGGTGAGTTTAGTAGGCTTGTTCAAATTCAGACAGACAATGGTATTGAATTACCAAAAGCTCAAGAAATGTATGCAGACTCAATTATACAAAAACTAAAAGCGGGTGGTTTTGCAGAATCAGTTATAGAAGAAAGATTAGGCAAAACAGTTAGATCTGAAGATATAAACGCTGACAGAGAAGTTCTAAAAGGTGATATTAACAAAGTGCCTAATCAAGCTGAGTTTGTATCATTAAATGAAAAACAAGCACTTAGTGATCTAAAAAGGCATTACTTATATGGTGAGTCCTTTCCAGCATATTTTGAAGGTGTAACTAAAAATACAAGTCTATCTCCTCAACAGTATGCAGATGACAGGTTTAGAGCTACAGGTGGTTATAATAAAGATGAGGAAATAGCTCAACGTTTTATAACCAACGACGAGGGTATCTTAATTGACCCGCAGTATGGACTTACAAAAGGTGAGTTAAATGAGCTTGAAGTTAAACCGCATTTAACTAAAACCTATACAAAAATACTAGATCCAGAAAAAGGTAAAAGAATCTTAGAAGGATTTAAAACAGGTAATGATGTAGGAAGTTTTGATTCAGCAGTCGGACCAAAAAAACGAGGTGCTGATAAACTTACAATTGGTGAGCTACTTGTATATGCTGATAGAGGTGGCAGTAACTTTGGAGTGTATGGTTTAAGTGCACAGGAGTTTAAAGATGCTGTTAGATTTCTACCACCAGACTTTAAGAATGAACTATTTACTGAAGAGAATCAAAGTTTCTTAGTATTAGAACTTGTAAGGCAACGTGCTAATCGTACTAATAGTATTAGAGGTGCTATCATACAAGCCAAGAAAGGTGGTACAGAAACTGTATTTCAAGGTGATGAAAAAGAAGGTAGTTGGGATCGGTTAGTAAGGTTATCTCCAAAAGAAGCAAATGCTCTTTTAGATGTATTTCCACAGCTACGTAACATACCAATGAATCAGTTTCAAAACCTTACTGAAGGTGTAGTTTTAGGCCTCGAAAGCGAAATAAACAACTACAACAAAAATAGAGAAAGGCAGAGAAGGCTACGTAAACAAAACAACACAAACAAAACAAATGCACCAACAACTATAGAGGAGCTATTAGAAGTTCCAGTAGTTAAACAAGCAAGATCTAAAAATTAAAATGACAGACTCAAACTACTCTAACGCAGAAGTAGAAGTCGATCTGGATGAAGTTGATTACATTACAGATGAGGCACAAAACGCTGCGGAAGAGTATCAGCGAGCGATAGACAGGCAAGAAGAATCTCAGGGACAGTTACAACAGCAAGAACAGGTTAGTAAAGAAGAACAAGACGATCCTCGAAATGCTGAGAACTGGGGTGCTAAGGCACTCATAAAAGAAGGACAATCTATATTGTCTGGGGGTCTTCAAGACACTGCATCATCGCTTGCTACCTTTCCAGAACGCACAGTAGATGCGTTATCTGGAGAAATGCAAAGACAAAGGCAAGAGACTGGCACATACAGACCAGACTGGACACCCTTTGGTGGGTATGATAACCCGATAGAAACAAAAACATGGTGGGGTAAACAGCTAAGAGGTTTAGTTCACTTTGGTACATTAGCAGCCGGTACAGTTGCAGCCGCTAAGGTGGGTGCAGCTTCTGGTTTAGTTGCAATACCAGCTGGTTTAGTTGCACTTTCAAAAGGCAACCTAGTTAGAGGTGCAGCTGTAGGAGCTGTGTCTGATCTTATATCAAAAGAATCAGACGAACAGAACGCTTTAGGTGCACTACGTGACAGATTCGGTTGGATGGATACACCTATATCTACTAAAGATACGGACCATCCAGTTGTAATGAAAATGAAGAATATAGTTGAAGGCATGGGCATAGGTCTAGTCTTTGACGGTTTTGCATACACACTAAAAAAAGGTGGTGACAAAGCCATAAAACAGATAACAAAACGTAATAAAAGTCTAGAGACTCAGACTGTACAGGCTGGTTTAGCACAGCTACGTAAAGGTGAAACAGATTTTAGAGCAGATAAAAATGCACCTATATCTCAACCACATCAAGGAGCACACATATCAGAGGTTGATCCACAAACAGCTAGAGAGCAGTTATCAAAAACACGTACCCAATGGGGTTCTGAAGAAGGATCAGCTGGTAGTGTAACAACACCAATAGAACGAGAAAGAGTAGCCTTAGAAGGTGGTACAGATGAAGATACAGCTGAACGTATACTCAAAACTTTAATGAGTTCAGAAAAATTTGCAAGAGAACTAGATGCTGCAAAAGGATCTAGAAAAGCATTAGTAGCAAAGTTTAAAGAACATATAGACGCTCATCAACAAATAACTCAGGGCAGAAATGCTGCTGATATGTCAGCTAACGAATATCTAAAAGACTTGATTGAAGCACAACCTGACGTAGTTGATGGTGTAGAAATATGGACATCTAAAAACGTAGTAGTTGCTGATCTTATAGTAGGTACACTTCTTAAACAGGTACGAGATTTAGGTGTAGCTGGTAGAGAAATACAAGATCTTGTAGATATAACTGATATAGATGGACCAGCTAAACAGCTTGTAGATACTATGCTTATGGCATTGTACGAAACAAAGAAAGCTAGATTTGTAAAGTCTGACTCATTTAGAGAACTTGGAATCGGTAAAAAAAGCACAAAGACAGTAGAGGAAGCCACATCACAAGCTATGGCAGATACTAAAGACTCTATTATGTCTATACTTAAGATTGCTAAGAATGATAAAGATGACAACTTGCTTAATGCTTTGTTTGAAGCTTTTTCTATGATGGATAATCTTAATACATTAGATGACTTTGATGCGTGGGCAAGAAAAACAATTATGGGTGGTGCGTTAACCGAAGGTGGTGTAAATCGTACTGGTATCATGATTCGTGAGTTAGAAGGTGTAATGTCACATAGTATATTATCTGGACCTAAAACTCCAGTTCGTGCTATTATGGGTACATCAACTGCAACTTTCTTACGTCCATTAGCTCAAAGCTTAGGTGCAATATTAAGACTACCTTTTGATGGTAATGTAGGTGATGTAAGAGCAAGTCTTGCAGCAGTTAATGGTATGATAGAAGCTGTACCAGAGTCATTTACTTTATTTAGAAGTAAACTAAACTCATACTGGAAAGGTGATATTAGATCAATCAAGACACGTTTTACAGAATTTACAGCAGCAGACGATAACTGGGAAATATTACGCCGTTGGGCAGAAGATAGTGGTAGAGCTACACCGGGAGAGCAAGCAGCTTTTCGTGTAGCTAATTTAGCACGTCAAATGAACAACAATAATTTTTTAACATACTCTACTAAGTTAATGGCTGCAACTGACGATGCGTTTGGTTACATCCTTGGTCGTGCTAAGATGCGTGAAAAAGCTATGCGTAGAGCACTTGAGTTACAAGAAGGTGGTTATAAAACACCAAAACTAACAAAAGATGTAATGCGAGCATACGAAGATGATTTTTACTCACAAGTGTTTGACGCACAGGGTAACATCAAAGACGAAGCTACTGCATTTGCACGTAAAGAAGTAACACTAACACAAGAACTTACAGGCTTTGCAAAAGGTCTTAACGATGTATTCAGTGCTGCACCTTTAGCTAAACCATTTTTTCTATTTGCTAGAACTGGTGTAAATGGACTTGCACTTACAGGTAAGTATACACCCGGTTTCAACTTTTTAGTCAAAGAGTTTAACGATATAGCATTTGCTAATCCTAACGATCTAGCTAGTGTAAACAAGTATGGTATATTCACTGCTGAAGAACTAGCTAACGCACGTGCCTTACAAACAGGCCGATTAGCGATGGGATCTGCTGTTACATTTATGGCAGTACAAGCTTGGATGCGTGGAGATCTAAATGGTAATGGACCAGTCGATAGACAAAAAAGACAATTATGGATAGATGGTAAATGGGAACCTAGAACTATTAAACTAGGCGCTGTCCGTGTTGGTTACGATCAGTTTGAACCATTTAACCTTATTATGTCTACTATTGCTGACGTAGGTGACGCAAGTGAACTTATGGGTGAAGAGTGGACAGAAAATGAACTTGGTAAAATATCTCTTGTTATAGCTCAGGCTGTTACAAGTAAGTCATATTTAGCAGGCATACAATCTTTTGTTGACCTATTTGCCGGTAGACCCGGTCAAGGTGGCCGTATTGTATCTGGACTACTTAACAACCAAGTACCGTTAGCTGGTATACGTAACGACTTAGGTAGATTATTTACCCCATACATGCGTGAAATTAACTCAGGTGTGTTTCAGTCTATACGTAACAGAAACTTAATTACAGAAAACCTTGCAGTTAGTCAGCTACCTATTAAGTATGATATGCTAAATGGTAAGCCACTAAAAGATTGGGATTTTATGACAAGACTATACAATGCTGTAAGTCCTGTTAGTTTAAACTTAGATCAAAGTCCCGGTAGAGAGTTTTTATTTGATAGTGGTTATGATTTACGTACATCTACATACTTTGCACCTGACAGTACAAACTTAACAGATCATCCTTATATTAGATCACAGTTTCAACGAGCACTAGGATCTCTTAACTTAGAACTAGAACTTGATAAGTTTGCTAAGGACAAAAGAATGTTAGCATCTATGGAAGAAATGTATTCTGACATACGTGCAGGCAGACGTGCTCAGTTTAACGCTAGAGACTATTATCATAACAGAATTATTGACAGACTATTTAAGCAAGCAAAAGCAAGAGCTTGGGCATCTATTAAAGATGATCCTAGAGTTGCAAAAGTAGTGGAAGAACAACGTCTAGAAAAAGTCCGTCAAGTTGACAAACGACAGGCATCCGCAAACATCCTCAACATATACAAATAAATGGCAACAACATTCGTAGATTACACTGGGGATGGAAATGCGACAAAAGCGTTTTCTTTCCCTTCTATAAAAGAAGCTGATATTAAAGTAGAGGTAGATGGTGTCACCAAGACAACCAGTACTCACTATAACATAACCAGCTACACAACAACAGGTGGTGGTAATGTAGTCTTTACATCAGGCAACATACCAGTAAGTCCAGCTTTAATTCGTATTTATCGTGATACAGACGTAGACACTGCTAAGGCAACCTACACAGCTGGTTCTTCAGTTAAGGCAGATGATCTTAACAACAACCACGAGCAGCTACTATTTGCTGCACAAGAAGAACAAAATCAAACAATAATAGGATCTGATATAAAAGATGGTGTTATAACCAGTGCTAAAATAACAGATGGTACAATAGTAGCAGCCGACTTAGCTAGTAATTCAGTTACAACAGCTAAGATAGCTGACAATGCTGTGACAATGGCAAAGCTAGCTGGAGGTACATTACCTACAGATATAACAGTTGCTAGTGCTAACATTACAGATCTTAGTGTTGCTACAGCTGACATAGCTGATGACGCAGTTACAGCTGACAAGATAGCTAACTCTGTTAATACAGCTATTGCAGCTAACACAGCCAAGACTACAAACCAGACTCATACAGGTGATGTAACTGGATCAGTAGCTTTGACTATTGCTAACGATGCAGTTACTACAGCTAAAATTGCAGCTGACGCTGTAACTACAGCTAAAATTGCAGATGCAGAACTTAAGGTGCTTGCAGGCATGCAAGGTGGTACAGCGTCTAAACTTGCAGACAGTACAGCTCTTACAGCAGATATAGCCGATCTTAACCAGATCGACGGTATGGCAAAGCAAACTACAATTACAGATGATGATGCCAAGTTTCCGACATCCGGGGCTGTAGTAGATTATGTAGCGG